TTGGTTCGATTTATCAAGATAATGTTTCTGCGGCTCTGTCTCGCGGTGTTTGCTGTCATTGCGCTATTTGGCCGTAAATTTTGGCGTCTGAACGAACACATCTCCCTGTGTAGCGATGACTATGATCCACGCTACATCAGCGACCCGATCGAACGCGAAAAGGTTTGCAAGGCGCTGGCTAAAGATATCTAAGACCTGCACCTTTGAGGCGGTGTTCAGGCCAGCGTCGGCCGGTGCCAGCGTGGCTACGTTTTGAGGTTACCGCCAACAAGGCCATTTACGCGGCACGAAACCAGCAAGTGTAGCGACTAACACCATGCCCGCATGAAGTTTAGATGCAGACCTTGTTCTTCAGAATGTATCAATTTGGCACATATTATTCGTGCAATCTGGCTGATAAACCGATATGAGTCTGGTTAATACTGGCGGGAGGAGGATTTCGCCAGATATTGACATTGGGGCGAGGAGAGATATTGACGGCACAGCATCACAATGCTGCCGGATATATCAGAAAAGATAAGCAAATGCGGTTACAAGTCTACATTATTGCAACCCTGTCCTGCCTCCTGTTCTGGGGCGGTGTTTATCACGTATCACGTGACGTCTACCGCGCAGCGCACACGGCTGGCGTTATCCCCAACCTGCACATCAAGTACAAGATCGGGCAGATTGGCAATTACGTCTGACAGCAAGGCTTGCGGCTGTCCCCATCAGGCCCGTTTTCAGCGGGTCACGATTTCATTTGGCACGTTTGCGTTTTGCCTGACTGGAGCCCTACCCCGGTTTTGACCTGTCTATTTCCCGTGATGTCAGCGTGACAACCATTGCGCTTGTAAGCATGGGCCAACAAAAGAGGTTGGTCCATGGCTTCGGTCGTTTCTATTTGCAATCTTGCCCTTTCCAATGTGGGCAAAGACAACATCAATGACTTAACGGAAAAGAGCGCGGAAGCCCGCGCTTGCAACCAGTTTTATACGCAGACACGCGATATGCTGTTGCAATCCTACCCCTGGAAGGCGGCACGAAAAACGCTTTCTTTGGGCGAAATAACCAATGACAAGCCGGGAGTGTGGCAACATGCCTATATGCGGCCTTCCGACTGCCTGCAGGTGTGCTGGATAAGGCCGGTTTACGCGGCAGATGACGGTGCGCCGGATATGGCCTTTGCCGGTGCGCACCATGAGCGCGAAGCGCAGTATCCTTACGAGATTGAAGGTGACACGCTGTATTGCAATTTGTCGCCCTGCCTTTTGCGCTACACCGCCCGCCTGACGGACCCGACACGGTTTTCGCCGCTGTTCATCGAGGCGCTTTCCTGGCATCTGGCGGTGCGGCTGGCGATGCCGTTGACCCGTGACCCCAAAATCCGTGCTGATGCGCTGACCATTGCCAGAACCATGCAGGCGGCGGCCGAACAGGCTGATGTCAACCAGGTGCGCCAGACATCCGACACGTCTACCGATTTCCTGACGGTGCGCAGCCATGGCTGATTTACGCGCCTATCAACCCTCGTTCACCGGCGGTGAACTTTCCCCTGCCCTTGGCGCCCGCAACGATCTGGCCAAATATACCAGCGGCCTTCGCACGGCACTGAATGTATTTGTGCACCCGCATGGCGGCGTGTCCAACCGGGCCGGATTTGAGTTCGTGCACGAAATACGCGACAGCGCAAAGCCGGCGCGGCTGATCAAATTCCAGTTCAATACCGAACAGACCTATGTCCTGGAATTTGGCCACACCTACATCCGGATTTTCCGCGACGGTGGTCTCATTCTCTCCGGCGCGACACCGTATGAAGTGGCAACGACCTATACATCGGCCGAGGTGAAGGATCTGGTATTCGTTCAGGAAGCCGATGTTCTTTACCTGTGCCATGTCGATCACCCGGTGCGGAAACTGGGCCGCCTTGCGGACGATAACTGGACGCTGACACCGGTTGAGTTCAAGCCGCTGATCAATGCGCCAGCAGGCGCAATTACCGTGACGGCACCGGGCAATACGGCAGGCAAGACCGGCTATGTGGCGACCACCTATCGTTACGTAGTGTCCGCCGTGGCAGATAGCGGTGAGGAAAGCCTGCCTTCCGCCTCCGGTTCTGTTGTCAACGACCTGTCACTGCAAGGTGGCATAAACCGCGTGGCCTGGACCGCTGTGCCCAAAGCAGTGCGTTACATCGTGTACCGCAACGACAATGGTGTGTATGGCTATATTGGTGGCACGACCGGTGTTTCTTTTGATGATGAAAACATCACGCCCGACCTTTCCGACACGCCACAGTCGGGCCGAAACCCGTTTAACGAGGCTGGCAGCTATCCGCGCTGTGTGACCTTTATCGAACAGCGGCTGGCCTTTGCCTCAACCAAAAATGATCCGCAGGCGGTGTGGCTCAGCCAATCGGCCAATTATGAGAATTTTGGTGTGTCGTCTCCCGCCAAGTCCAGCGATGCGGTGACCTTCCGTATTCGTGCAAGGCAGGTCAACGAAATACGCTCGATGATTTCAGTGCGCGGTCTGCTGCTGTTGACCTCCGGTTCCGAATGGATCGTGACGGGCGGTTCTGCAGCCGATGCGATTTCGCCCTCCGCCCTGAAACTCGATAACCAGGGATACCGTGGTGCGGCCCGTGTGCAGCCAATCGTCGTGGGCAACACTGTGTTGTTTGCGCAGCGCTTGGGCGGGGTCATCAGAGATTTTTCCTACGACTATACGCAGGACAGCTATGTGGGCAAGGATTTGACCATTCTGGCCCGCCACCTGTTCAAGGACCGGGAAATTGCCGCATGGGATTATGCCCAGGCACCGGATTCCGTTGTGTGGGTGGTGCTGGATGACGGTGCGCTGGTTTCCCTGACCTATATGAAGGAACAGGACGTTTGGGCCTGGACAAGGCATGAAAGCGGCGTTCACGGCGACGCCCATTTTGAAGATGTGACTGTCATTGAGGAAAACGGCGAAGACGTTCCCTACTTCATTGTACGCCGGACCATTAATGGTCAGACAAAACGTTATATAGAACGACTGCATTCCCGCTCATTCAGCGGTGTGGAAGACGCGTTTTTCGTCGATTGCGGTCTGACCTACAGCGGTGCGCCAACGCAGACGATAAGCGGACTTTCCCATCTGGAAGGACAGCAGGTGGTGGCGCTTGCCGACGGCAATGTGGTGCGCAATCTGACCGTGACAGGTGGAACGGTGAGATTGCAGAACGCCGCCGCCAAGGTGCATATTGGCCTGCCGATGACGGCAGCGATTGAAACGCTGGATCTGGACCTTGGCCAGGTACAGGGCCTTGGCACCGTGCAGGGCCGCGCCAAGACGGTGAGTGAAGTGACAATGCGTGTGGAAAACACACGCGGCATATTCACCGGGCCGGAAGATGGTGACCGCAACAGCGACAAGCTGGTGGAATATAAACAACGCCGTGACGAGGCTTGGAACGAGGCCATTCAGCTTTACACCGGCGATGTGCGCATTACACCCTATTGGGACTGGAACAACAGCGGTAGCCTGTGGGTGAAGCAGTTTGACCCGCTGCCCATGACCATTCTTGCCTTGATGCCGGACGTGACCCTTGGCCGCTAACGTCGAGATAGTCCAGGCTGCACCCTGCCATGTCGCCAGCATTGCCGCACGTATGCGCCAGGCAGACCGTGATGAGGTTTTTGCCGCATCCGGCCACACACCGCTTGCCGCCCTCTCCTTTTCCTACCGCAAATCCTCTTGCTGCTGGACAGCACTTTTCGACGGCAAACCAGAGGTAATGGGCGGCGTGGGCGACATCAACATTCTGGCCGGTGTTGGCGCGCCCTGGCTGCTGGGCACCGACGCGGTGGAGCAAAACTTCCGCGCCTTTCTGCGCATTTCCAGCGGTTGGCCAAACCAACTGTTGCAGCGTTATTCCGTGCTGAGAAACTTTGTGGATGCCCGCAACACGGTTTCCATTCGCTGGCTGGAATGGCTGGGTTTCCGGCTGCTCGAGCCGGTCGACATTGGCGGGCATCAATTCCGGCTTTTCGAAATGGAGGCAGCCGATGTGTGATCTTGGACTGACGTTGATGGTAGGGTCCACCCTGATGGGTGCCGCCGGACAAATTCAACAATCAAAGGCAACTGCGGCAGCGAGCAACTACAACGCCCAGATTGCGGAAATGAATGCGAAAATTTCCGACAAACAGGCGAAGGACGCACTGGAGCGCGGCAAGCAGGAAGAGCAGCAGAAACGCATGCAGACCGCGCAGCTTGCGGGCCGCCAGCGTGCCGCAATGGCCGCCAATGGCGTTGACCTGACCTTCGGCTCTCCGCTCGACACGATTATCGACACCGCAAAAATGGGCGAGATCGACGCGCTGAACATTCGCACCAATGCCCATCGCGAGGCCTATGCATACAACATGCAGGCAACCAACCAGCGCGCCGGCGCAACACTGGACCGCATGCGCGCCAGCGCCGCCAAGAAGGAAGGTTTCCTGTCTGCCGGCGGCACCATTCTGGGCGGTGCCGGCAGTGCCTACAACCAGGCCGTAAAAATAGGTCTTATCAAGTGAGGTTTTAAATGCCGACTGTTCCTCTTTACCAGGACACACAACAGCGCGTTGCGCTTCGCCCCGAATATTCCGAAAACTTCACAACCCGCGCCGATGCCGATGCATTTGGTGCGGGCGTTGGCCGTGGCATGCAGGCGCTTGGCAAGGGCATGGAAACCGCAGCCACCAATCTCAATGAAGCCGCCCTTCGCCTGAAAAAGCTTGATGACGAGACCAGGGCAAAAGAGGCAATGACTGAATTTTCGAACTGGAACCGTAATGCCCTGCACGGTCCCGGTGGCTTTCTGTCGCTCACCGGCAAAGCGGCTATCGAAGCACGGCCGGCTTTTGAAAAGGAAGCCGAGAAGAAACATGGCGACATCAGCAAAGGATTGCCGCCGGGCGCACGCGCCATTTACCAGCAGGCTTCACAGGAGACACGGCGGGACACTGGAGGAACGGTAATCAACCATGCCCTTGACCAGCAGAAAACCGCCGTCATCGACGCGTTCGACGGCAGTATCGAAAGTCATATCAATGATGCGGTTGAAGACAGGCTGGTGCCCCGTAAACTCGAAATGAGACTGGGAAAGGTTGCGGATACAGTCGATAGAGCTGGCGCATTGCTGAACTGGGACAAGGAAACCATTGAGCGGAAAAAAGCGGAGTATCAGTCCGACGCGTTCACGAGGATCGTCACACGTATTGCTGAGACAGATCCGATCGCGGCGGAAAAATACATGCAGGACCACTCAGAACGCATTTTGGAAAAAGACAAAACTGCCCTGCAGGAGCGGATGAAACCCGCTGTGCTGAATGCAAAAGCAACACGCAACTCCGTCGACATTGCCAGCAGCGCACCGTTGCCACCAGACAGCCCTGCACTGCTTCGCCCAACCACGACAGTGGATTATCTGCGCTACACGTCGGGCCGCCATCTTGCACTCGAAGCGCTTGCCAACTTCAGCAAGAATGCGACGGGCAACACGGTGCCAACGCCATGGTCAATCGAGATCGTCAATCATGTTCTTGGTGCGACCTCGGCAGATGGCACGGAGACTACCTCAGCCAAGACATTTTTAAATTTTGGCGTGGCAACCAATAGTCCGCGCCCAGGCGATATTGTCGTTGTATCCGGCGAGCAAGGCTCGCCCGAGGTCGGTTTTTTTCAAGGTCATGATGCGAATGGCAATATTCTGATGATTGCTGGACGACAGGACCAACCTGGCCAAGTGTCGACAAAGGTGAAGGAAGCCCAGAAGCTGCTGAGTTTTAGGTCTGCCCGCAATGTCGACGCCCGGCGGGTGGAGCTGCCAAATTATAATATGCCTGGAATTACCTATCTTGGCCAAAGTCTGGACGCGATTGGTGATGCCGAGGAGCGAGCCGCCACGGGCAAAACAATTGATACAAACTACACCACTGGGCAGAAAAACATTGATGATCGACGGGAAGACCTCATGCAATCTGCCATGGCACAGATTTCCGCAAACAACGGGTTTGACCCTTTGAAAATGTCGCCGGAAGAACAACTTATTATCGGTCCTCTCGGCGTAAAGTTGCTTCAGGAACACAGCGACACGGTACAAAAAAACGGGCAACCACGGACAGCCAGTCGCAGATTTTACGAATTGCAGCGTCAATTTGCGAATGACCCGTTGGAATTTGCACAGTCCGATCTGTTTAATGATCGTCAAAATCTTTCCAACGAAGACTGGGCAATTGTCACAAGCTGGAAAGAGTTGGCACGCAGCGACCCGCAGAAAGCACGCGAGCATAGCCGCATTCTGGCGATTACGTTCAAGAGGCTTGAAGATGGGCGTTTTGTCAAAGCTCCGGCGCAGATGACCGAGCAAGACTACAAGGGCGTCACCGACTTTCAGCGGGAGCTTTATGGCTACGTTGCAGAGCTGGGAGCAGTAAACAAGGACAACATCAGCAAAAACAAAGACATCAAGACGTTTATGGATGACCTGTTGCGGCGAATGTATTTGGATAACAGCAGGACGTAGCGCGCCTATTGGCGACAAATACCCGCGAATCCCCTACCCGGACGACACAACACGTCCCAACATTCAACGGCCTTGGACAACACTGTCCGAGGCCATTTAAAATGAGCGCTAATCATTCAGCATGCCCTGCATTGCCGCATAGGCACTGACCACAGTAAATATTGCGCCGGTAATTAGGCCAGCATTTGCCACGCCGCTCCGGTAGCGAATACACCGCGTGATAAGGAAGCCAACAAAACCGAAGAGAAAGAAAGCAATCGCCGAGCCTACCTGACTTCCCAGATACCTGCCCATGTTGGGATAATTGGCCGGGACATGTCCTACGACAACCATGACAACAAGTTGTGAGACAGCCGCCAACACAGCGAGTTTCAACAACACTCCGCGTCGTGCAGCTCTCCAATTTCTTTTTGCTGTGATGTCTTCAGCCATATCACTCATCTATGCTTCCCCCATTTTTTGGCATAATTAAACAACGTACCTGTCGTTTCAGCGCAATTTCCATGATTTGCAATTGTCTATGCAATATTCAGGGAACAGTATTTTCCTATCCGCAGGACTTAACGTCACGCGAAGACGAGTGGCTGGCTGCGATTTCCAGAGAAACTTCTCCACTCTCATCACGAACGTTTCAGCAGGAAGTATTTCCCGGTAAGCAATTTGATCGCGGTAATCTCCAGTTACAAAAGGTCGATTGACATAAGTAATGCTGTAAATTTTGTCGTCATTTTCTGGTGCCAGAAGTCTGGCCGCTTTGGAGACAATACCGGATGCCCTGCCGTGGTAATTCTCGCTGATAAAATCAATGAAATCTGGATTTGAACCTATTTCCAACAGGGTGGAGTTGGCGTCCTGCACGGGATTAAACCGCTTGTGGGTGGACCATACCGGCGGCGCACTGAGAATATAATGTGCACCCACGAATGCCTTGTTATTCTGAAACTCCAGTTCGTACACTTCAGGCTTGCTGTCCGGCCCCTTGATGTCAGTGCACAATTTCGGTCGCGGCATCTCACCACACTGATACCAGCCGGCCAAAGACTTGACCTTGTCGTAACTGTCACCCGCACGCACGCCGTTCCAGAATTCTGGAGGTTTGTACCCTTCTGGCGACACACCCGGGGCCGACTGCGCAGATGCCGGGGTAGCCAGCGCAAAAATCAATAACACCAACCAGCCCATTACACTGCGCGTGACAGCCATACCCACCCCTTCGTCCCCACAACCATCACACCGGTAATCATGCCTCATTTAAACAGGAGAGGCATGTTTTGGAAAATAAGCCAGACACGGAAACGCAAGAGCAAAACACGCAAGCCGGCATCGGTCCAGTTACAGCTACGCAACCACCAGGCGAAAGTCCAGATGTCGTAGCAAGACAACGCGCGGAGCCACTAGAATATATCCAAGTAAGACACATCGACGGACGGCCGGCCTACTTCCAAAACGGACATGAGGACGAAAGTCCAGATGTCATAATGAGACAGCACAAGCTCGCACAAGACTATGCGCAAGTGACCGGAAAACAGCAACCGCCGCTCTACCTCCTGATTGGACATGAGGATGAATTTCAGTCCGAGCTAGACGAAGCGAGACGCGCCGCTATTCTAGCGGATGCGCCGGAGCTCAATAATTGGCGCAATGGAAATCTCGAGAAAGCAGTATTGATAGACGACGATCTTCCAAACTATGCGGGTTGGGAGAAAGCTGTAGTTGACCTTTCCGCAATTGAAGACTCCGGATCTCGCGAGCCGACGGTATCTCCTCCCGCCACTTTTGGGCAGCACACTGGAGAGTTTTTTAAAGCATTGCCAGGCAACGCAACCTCTTCGACGGGAATGGTAGTTGAGTTGGCCGGGCAGGTATTAACTCCTGTTGACGACACTCAACGTATAGCTCTGGCAATAAGAATTGCCTTTGGTGCGTATCTTTCTGATGCAGAATACCAACGGCTGAGGGAAGACATTAAGCATCAAAGTGTTATTAACAAAGACTTTGCCCAGAACATGCTTTCTGAAGTCATTAGCGGCGGTGCCTCTCCAGAAGAAGTTCTTGAGTTATTTGGACCAAATTACAATTCCGGATTGAAGAAAGTATCGCAGTGGCTGCAGAGCACAGGCGCCTCGGTCCAAGATTACGGAGACAAACTTTTTCCAGCCGCTCCCGGCATGGAAGACAGTTTGGGACGAACACTCGGCGCAGCAGCCGGATCAATGCTGCCAGCCTTTATACTCACTGCCGTCAATCCCGTTGCTGGCGGCACATATGTTATCGCTGAATCAGGAGGTAAGAGGGTAAGCGCTGCCCGAAAAGCTGGACAAAGCGAGGAGATTCAATCTCAGGCTGCAGCGCTAGGCTTGGCAGTTGGTCCACTAAATCTCCTGTCCTTTGGGAAGTTCGCTGAGCCTTTCAAATCGAGATTTCCTTTTTTGGACAATGCATTCTTATCCCTTTTAGGAAAATCCACAGAGGAAGGCGCGAAAGAAGCTCTTTCGCAATTTTCACATAACGCCATTGAACATTTTCTCTACAATCCTGAGAAGGAACTTTCCGACGGCGTCGTGAAAAGTTTTATAACCAGCTTCGCACTTGCACCGCTGTTTAATTTAGCAAAGGCTGGTTCAAAGCGAGCAATGCCTGTGTCGAAGAGTGCTTTGAACCACCTGACACGCAGCATAGGGAAAGCACTTAAGGCGAAAAAAACAAGTTCAGTAATCGACGATATATCCACACTGGCATCGACTAATAAGCTGCGAGATAGCTCGCCCAGAGAGTTTGAAACCATTCTAGGACAGCATCTCAAAGGCAAGCCGCTTGAGACCATATATTTCAACGTAGAGAATATTTTTGACGCGCTCCAAACGAAGGATATTGATCCTTATTACTTCGTAGCGACATTGGGCATAAGCAGACAGCAACTGGACGCAGCTCGCAACAGCGGTGGCGACATAAAAGTTTTGACTGCCGTTTATGCGAGTAGAGTCGTATCTACACCAGAAGAAATATTGTTGAAGAGCCATATACGTTTTGCACCGGACGCATTTTCCACCGCGCAGGCGAAAGATTATCTAAAATATTTTGATCAGACACTAAATGATGGCCGGATAGACGTTAAAACAACAGACGCCGCCGCTAAATTCAATACAGAACGAAATTACCGTAGAACCCAAACCCTACTGCGCCGCAGCGAGCAATTTCCACCTGGCAAAAACTCAAAGGAAAATGTCGGTCGTGCTGGTGACAGCGTGGTGCAGTCGGTACAGGATGCGACGGGGTTTGACATTTCCAAAGCCAATCATCTCTCAGCACCAAAACTATTCGTGACAGTCTCAACAACACAACACTTTCAGACACACAATTACCTGTCATGAAGGCAGATATTCAGGTAATCCCTGACATCATATCATCAGCCGACCGAATAGTTTCCGGTGCAGAGAATGCACTCGGTCAGCCAATTATTGGCTACATCAAACACATGTCCAATGGCGAGACGCTTTATCTGCAGCAGACGAAGACTGGCCCCAAGACATTTACCGTTGACGCACTGACTAGATATCCAGTTGGCGAGGATCTCGACGCTGTTTCACAAATGGTGCTGTCCGATGTGCGCGCCAAGAACGGTGACAACGTTATATTGACGCCGGTCAAAAAAGGCGATGCACAACCACTGCCCAGTGAAGACGGCAAAGCCCATGCCCTGCCCCAGGAAAATGGTGATGTGCAACCCTTGCCGCAGAATAAAGCCGGAGGCAAACGCGCATCCGCATCGGAAGGCCGATCTTTAGGGGGGATGGGAGCCGGTGGCATCACGGTCTTCTCTAGCGCTGGTCTTGCAAGCGTAGTTGGTCAGTTCACCAATTATATTAGAGACATGGCCGACGAGGGCGAACCGACGGCGGTGGAAGCCATGGCCCAGCTGAATGACTGGTGGGGTCAAAGCGCAAAGAACGTTGCAGAGGCTGATGCACAAGCAACTGATAACAACGACATTGCCGCGACCGATGGTGCGACCATTCTTGGAACAGAGTCGATCGATAGCACTACAAAAACGGCGGCTGTCGACAGCGGCCTGCAAACACAGTTCAGTCGTGACTTTCAGACATACATGCTGGAAGGCAAAGTACCCTCGCCCGAACTTGCTGGCACATTTGAAACCGCTCGAAAATGGTTGACGACGGCATACGCGACGAGCGCAGCTGTTAATGGCAAAACCAGCCCTGAGGTCGCGGAAGTGTTTAACCGCATGCTGGTCAGTGACGGCCAGCTTGAAATGGCACGTCTGGACGCTGGAGAAAGTGGCCCTGTGTTTTCCTCCGCAGATGCCATGGGGCTTTCCGAGGCGGCATATGCCGACTTTACGGCCACACGCCAGCAAAGCGAGGATGAGGCAAGTGCTGAAATGCTGCCGGTGCGGCGTGAACAGGACAAAGCCTACGCGCAAGAGAAGGCAACGGTGCGCACCCAGGTGGAGAAGCAGGTTAACACCGAAGGACACTACCAAGCGACCGAACTTATGAGCAACCGCCGCTGGCTTGGCGACGGCGAGATGCCTGATCATCTGGCCGATATACGCTTTGACGAAGCAATGCTGGTTGCGCACTATGGCGATGGTGTTCTGGGCCTGCTGCCGCGCGGCAGCCAGACCGTTTATACGGACAAAGGTGGTCTTGACCCCGATGATGTCTCCAGCATTTTCGGTTATGGTTCCGATGACGAATTACTGCGTTTCATGGTGATGGCGCCGAGCCGCGACGACCGGATTGACAGCGAGACCGCACGTATCATGCGCGAGCGCCATGGCGATCCGCTTTATGACGGCACCGCCGACCTGAAAGCCATGGACGCCATTCACAACGACCGCCGCGGGCAATGGCTGGAAATAGAGCTGAAAGCGGTTGGCCGATTGTCCAACACGACACAAAACACGACCCTTAAAGAGGCACATGCATCTGCTATATCCATGATGTCGAACATGTCCGTGGCAGACGCAATGGAGAGCAGACGTTTTCTGGCTGCCGAGCGACGTGCAGCGGAGGAAGCGGAGCGTCTTGGTGTGCAGCTTTCCACGGGATCAATAGTCGACCCAGCGACATCAGCGACGACGCAGAATGGTGACGCCGCCGTTGACGCAGATATCTCAACCGGCACATCCGCTGATAACAACGAGACTGCGAAAAAGCTCTACACCGCCAAAAAGCGGCAGCTGCTCAACCACGCGCCTTATGTCGAGAGCCGAAAAATCGCCCGCGAAGTGGAAGAGATGGAACGCTATGTTCAAAGCGTTGACACCCCGGCAAGGCGCGAACAGTTTGCCCTCGCATCATTCCACGATAATGGCCGCATAGACTACAATAGTGCCATGGACGACCTGCTGGGTCGTTACGACCTGAACGCTTCACAGGCCATGCAGGCCAATGACCACTTCGGGACATGGGCAGGCAGGCAGGCAGGTGCAACGGGTGGCTTGGACGTATTTATTGAACAGATGAAGGCGGCAGGTCGTGAAAACGAGTTGGCAATAACCGACGAGGTTATGTCCTCCAACATGCGCACACCGTACCGAAAACTGCCGCCGCAATCGCTTCGTGGCGTGGTCAACAGCATCCGTAACCTGCAACACATAGCAATGCGGGCCGGCAAGCTGGTGGATGCCGAGCAGACACGCGACTTTGAACAGACCGTTTCCGGCGTGTTGGGCGCCTTTACCCGCACACCAACGGGCGCTGAGCAGGCTATCGGGAACGACACGGCCCCGGTCTCTGCAGACACTGGGGGCACCGCCGGCACTAAGGGTTATGGGCGCCCTCGCCCTTATCTTGACCCGGCCATGAATGCCAACCTTGTGCTACGCGACCTCGATGGATCAAAAAAAGCGGGCACCGTGCAAGCTGCCATCAAGGCACCTGTCGATGCCGCGTCTGGGCGATTACTGGCACGCAAACAAAAGGCCGCGAGCGATCTGGCCGCACTATATGACGTCTACTCCCCCGCGGAGCGTCAGGACATGGGTAGGCGCCTGCATGTGCCAGCGCTTGGAACGTCAATTTCCAAATGGGACATGATTGCCATTGCGCTGAACACCGGCACTGCGGAAAACCGCAGACAGCTGACAGATGAAACCATTGCCGGGTCGTTCAGCGAGCAACAGGTTGTTTCCGTGCTGAAATACCTGGACGCACGTGACGCGGATTTTGTCCAATCCGTCTGGGATTATACCGCTTCGTTCAAGCCGGATATTGCTGCCCGCGAAAAACGGGTAACCGGTGTTACACCACAATGGGTGGACGCAACGCCTGTTGTGATTGGTGGCAAAAAACTGGCAGGCGGTTATTACCCGCTGCGCGACAACACAGATGATGTGTCACAGGCGCTTGTTGCCGGCAAGTTTGCCAAGGCGCATACCAGCGGCCTTCACGGCGGGCAGCAAGGCCAGACGGCCATGCCGCTCGAGCTTGATATGTCCGTGCTGCACAGCCATGTCAACGAGTTGGTGCATGATCTGGAACTCAGTGAAGTCGTGGCAAACACCGGCCGACTGCTGCAGGACGAGCGTATTCAGGCTGCCTTTATCCAGACCGGTCAAGGTACAGACCATGTGATGTTGCAGGGTTGGCTGCGCGATGCCGCGACCGGAGACACATCCGGCGCCGCGTTGCTGAGCGGTACGGCGCGTTTCGCAAAGAACAATGTTACCGCGGCTCGCCTTGCCACAGAACTCGGGTCATCAATGACACAGATGTCCGGTTTGTCTGAGGCCATGACCAGCATCGGTCAGCAGCAGTTTGCCGTTAACCTGCAAACTGCCCTGCGGCCGGGCGTGATGCGCCGTGTGGCGGCGCTGTCACCCTATATGTCCAGCCGACAAGGCACGTTCGAACACTCCAGCGGTAGCAACACTGCGCTTGGTGGGCTTTCCAGCTGGATGATGCAACGACTGAACTATCAGATGGTGGAGGTGCCGGTATGGCTGGCGGGATATCATCAAGGACTGGACACATATCGACGCAACGAGGCCAAGGCCATAAGCCATGCCGACAGGCTGGTAAAAAAGCTGCAGACATCGCGTGATGGAAACCCCTCCGACAATGCGATGACCAGCCTCCAGGGACGAGAGATTGAAACCCTGCTGACCGCCCTTGGCGCGTTGATGACAGCCAAATCCGGCTCGGGTGAAAACAGTATTCCGCAAAGTAGAATGCCGGTCAGTAATGACGCTGCCGAGGGTATCGCTCTGGCTATTGATATTGCCGCTTTATTTCACACCGATGCAGTGTTGAAGGCTGTTGCGCACGGCAAGTCTCCAGCCGGTGATGCAGTATCAGCGCTCTCGATTGCCGAGACGATGCCGTTTTTCCGCGATGCGGAAAGTCTAAAAACTGGATCGCCACGCCGTGGCAAAGGACAGCGATCGAAGGGCAAGAATGGTACCAAAAGACTGGCAGGCATGATCAGTGCGTCTGGTGTCCTCAACGACATTGATGCAGCCGGTTTGATGGCAACTCTCAACACGACTGGCCTGTCGTTTGGCCTGCCAGCGACACAGATCAGCCAGGTGGTGGAGGCACGCATGCCGCAGACAAAGGGCGGAGAAACCTCACTCATGCAGCTTCTGACCACCAGATCGGCCTGACAACCTTCTTGCGCCTATGGTTCGCCAAATCCCATAGGCGCGAGAAACAATGACGATACCCAGCGAAATGAACCGCTCTGGCCCTTACAATGGTAACGGCGTCACAACGGCATTTGAATATCAGTTCAAGATTTATGAACCCGAACATTTGCGGGTTATTCTTATCGATACCAATGGCAGCGAAACTGTTCTCAACCATCAGCACGATTTTACCGTGACCGGTGTGGCGGACGATTCCGGCGGCAATGCCGTATTGAACGTCGCACCAGCCAGTGGCCAGAAAATCGTGCTGCTGCGCGGTGTGCCGTTTACGCAGGATACCGATCTCGAAAACCAGGGCGCTTATTACGCCGAGACGGTCGAAGTGCGTATGGATCTGCTGACAATGCAGATCCAGCAACTCAAGGAGCAGACCGACCGCTCCATTCTGGCCGATTATGGCCAGTCCGGCTTAAAAATTGCCAATAATCTCGATGAAGGCGACACGCTGATGATGGTCGGCGGCCTGCTGGGCAAAGGGCCAAATTCCGGCATGATCGTCAATGCCGCTGGTTATGCGACGCAAGCTTATGAGGCACGCGACGCAGCGCAAGACCATGCGCAGGATGCCGAAACCTCAGCCGTTGAGACGGCAAGCTCCGCAGCGACGGCAGCGCAATGGTCGGCACGCGCACAGGATTGGGCTGTCAAATTAGATGGGGTTGTGGATGGCACGGACCATTCCGCGAAATATTGGGCAACCCAAGCCTATCTGAATGGTGGCGTGCCCATTGGCACCATCATCGATGTCTACGGCAACGGCACCACGACACCACCGGGCTATCTCAAGATTATTCCGGGCCTTGAAATTACCACAGCCTATCCCGAATTGCGGACATGGGCTTTGGCGAACGGCTGGTCCGTCAATGGTGCCGGCAACCCGGTCTTCCCTGCCACTGATGACGCACTGTTCAAACGCCAGTGGAGAGCTGGCCAGACACTTCGCGATGCCGGGCGTGCTTTTGGGACTGTTCAAGCTGATGCGTTTCAGGGGCACTGGCATATCCTGGAGAATTTCAACAATGGAAGTGCTGGCGGCACAGCAGCAAACCCCGGCGGAAGTAGTACTCCGATTAATAACAAAGTCCAAAATCCTATCTCGGATGGCGTCAACGGAAATCCGAGAACCGCAGCAGAAACTAGACCAGCCAACATCACTGTCACATGGTTCATCAAGGCCTACAGCATTCCTGTCGATACAGCCACGCTTACTGCTACCCAACTGGTCAATGACGTGGCTGACGCACGGGGCCGCGTTACAACGCTTGAGAACAGTAAGGTGTGGGAGCAAATAGATGACACCGGCGATTTATCAAACGTCGCAGTCTACACCAGAACAGGCCTTGAGGCGTTTCGTCAGATCAGGATCAGCGGCACAATTCGCCCGAATGTCAACAACGCGGTTCCCTGTCTGATACTTAGCCCGGATAACGGCCTGACGTGGATCAACTCAAATTATTATATCTCGGCCAGCGGCATGATTGGCGTCAGCAGCGGATACGATGCAGGCACGTCCGGCGTCGGAGCAATGACGCCAAGCTATAGAAGCCTCTCCAACACCTATGATCTCAATTTCGAAGGCATGATTTTCGAGTTCAACAAGGCCAAGGCTCAATCAAAATATTACACAGGACAAGCAGTCGGCGTTGATAGCGGAAACGCCTATTTCAGCCTTCTGGTTGGCGGTGCCCATTCTACATCGGCGGCACTCAATGGGCTGCGCATTTACATGAGTTCCGGCAATTTTAGTGGACGTCTTATCGTCGAAGGCAGGAGGGGCTGATATGGAACAGACATATATTGACGGTATTTTTCGTGAAATGACGTCCGCTGAATATGCGGAATTTAGCGCACTTCAAGAACGAGCTTTAAGAGCCCCAAAGCAATTCCTGCCGATTGAGCCTGTGCCGTTTTGGAGGGCTGCCTGGGATCTGTTGTCTCTGAAAAAGTTAGATATTTACGCAGCCATTGAAAACGCTGACGAACGTTACCTTGCGGAACTCGATATCGAAGGAAGAAAGTCTTACCGGCGAGATGATCCCATGGTGATGCGACTATCGCAGTTGTTAAACTTTCCTGCCGAGCAAATGGACACGCTTTGGTTTTACGTCCAGGATCATTACGAATAA